AGCTTTTGTTGGTCTACATGCAGGATACCCCTTTCTTTTATCTTTAGAGCCAGACCGACCACAGGGTTTACCTGTTTTACAATCAATCCAGCCTTTACCTTTGTTTCCAGAAAACCAACCGTGCAATCCTTTTTTCTTTTCTAATGAAAACTTACTTGCCACGGCGTACTCTCTTTGCTAGAAACCCTTTTCCTTTACGACATTGAACCGCTGCACCACTAGCATAAGCACTAGGCCATACTTTATAAGCAGCTTTAGCAGCTCTTGCACAAGCATCTAAAGGTTTCTTTTTCTTTTTCATTTCTTTTTCTTTTTCTTTGCATATTTAGGTAGGCTTTTAATAGAGTTTGTTTTCTTAGCCCACTTTTTTGCAATTTTAGGGTGTGTAGCAAACATAAATTTTGCTTGTTGTTTTGATTTAAATGGCATTATTTTTTGCACTTTCTACCTTTAGGACAACTTGCTTTAGAACCACCGGGACCAGCCCACAGATTCTTACAAGCCCAATATCTTGCTGATAGTTTATTGGTAGCTGAAGAGCAATTATGTCTTGCCTTGAAGGATTTACGGGCTTTTGCTGAATAGTTGTGACCGTATCCAGTAGCACCATAGTGAATAATCTTTTCTTGTCCATTAGCACATGCTTTTACAACACGCTTTTTATTTGGGTTTGGAGACTTGCGTGGTTTATTGCATGGCATGTTAGCTTTATTTAATTTTTTCTTCATAGTCTAAGTCCTAGTTGTTGAGCAACTTGAGCAATATTTTCACCACCAGTTTGATTTAAGTCTTCCTGTGCTGCTTGAGCTGCTGTGTTAATAACACCAGTAGAAAGAGCTTGACCAGCTTGCTGTTGCATCTGCATTTGCATAGCCTGTGCTTGCATTGCTTCTTGTTCTTTTCTAATTTCATCTTCAGACTTAACCCACATTCTAGGATCAAAACCAAGAGATGAGATTAATGCTTTAGAATAAGAATCCCATCTAAATGTTTGTAATGCTTGTGGTGGTAGATTTCTTACCATCTCACCCATTTGCATTAATTTTTGTAGATCAGAATCTCTTGAAAGAGCTTGAAGACCCGTAATGATTTCTACATTTAATGTTCCCTCGGAATCAAAGAAATGTTCATTAAGTCTTTCATCAAGATCCTTATTAGACAACATAATAAAGATTGTTCTCTTAATAATTGGTTCCATTAAATCTCTTGCAATAGCAGAGAAAGCACCACCAAGAACTGTTTCTAATTCAGATCCAATCATTCTAACGGCTGTAGCTGTAACACGATCTCCTGTTGGTAATGATCCTCTAGCCATCAAGAAAGCTTCAGATACTTCTGCTCTCATTTCTTGAACAGCGGCCTGTGTAGAAGCAATTTGTGGATTCAAAGTATTAGAAGGACTAATACAGAAAATATCTTGTTGTTTTGCTGGAACAAATGAACCATTAGATGCAGTAGCAATATCGTCTATTTCTGTTAATCCACTAGGATCTACACCAATCCAGAAGGTTGATCCAGCGGCCATACCTTCAATGTGTGCTTGTGTATAGTTTTCTAAACTAGTAAGATCACCCAAAATATCTTCACAATGGGATCTACCATAGTTTTCACCAACAATACCATACCATCTTAGTGGAATTAGTGGTAGTATTGAAACTTCACCTTCGGAAAATAAATTACCATCACCATCTTCTTTTCTACCAACCCAAGTTTTTTCGTCTTCGCTAAGAAGATACTGACAATATAGTGTTTTATATCCGTGTCTTGTTTCTAAATTACCACCGTTTTGTTGTTCAATATACTCTTCTACTGGATCAATAGGTATATATTCTAAATATATAATTTCAATTACTTTACCATATACATTTCTTTGTATTACATATTGATCTATTCTTAGGTTTCTAAAAGAAAAATCATCTTCAATAATCATCATAACATCACCAACAATAATAAGATGTTGTAATGCTTGGAATAAAGTATCTCTTAAATTTTGAGATATAATTTTATTATGAATTTGAAAACTAATTGTTTCTAAGTATGATTTAATTTCTGGTGTTGGTTCTGCGCCGTTTTTTAAATTAAACTTAAAGAAAGGAGAATCGTTTAGTGGCATTAAGGCTGATAACATTTTACTAGCCATAGCTGTTACACCACGGCTTGCTACGGAAGAATATGGCTGTGGTAAACTTGAATCTTCAGCCCATCCTCTTGGTGGCAAAACTGAAGGAATAGTTAAACTGGCGCATTTTCTAGCAATATCTAAACGATATTGTCTTCTACCATCTAAAGTTTTAAACCTTTCAGCTAGTGTTTGTTCTGCCATTTTTTATCCTTACTGTGGGCGATTATATAAAGAACCAAACATGGTTCTAATTCTTTCTAATTCTTGTTCAGAAGTAACAGCTTCTCTCATTTGCTGAGACTGTAATTCTTGTGAAATTTCTTCTTCAGATTCTCTTTGTGAAGCAATTGCCATATTTTCGGCTTCTTTAGCTAATCTTAATTGTTCTTTTTCTGCTGCTTTTCTTTGTTCTTCAAAAGCAATCATGTTTCTTTGTCTTTGTTCTTCGGCTTTTGATGCAATTTCAGCTTGCTTATCTAACATTGCGCTATATTCAGCAGAAGACATACCACCATAAACTTTTGGACCTCCACCCATAATAATTCTCCTTTAACTTGGTCTTTGTGTAAAGACTGGCTTTCTTGTTGTTGTTTCGTAAATAGGTTTATCTTTAGCTGTTGCAATATCTAAAGCATTTCTTCTTGAGGTTGCAGTAGCTTCCTTTTTTTTACCTATATTTTGTGATTCCAAAATATCCGTAATTTGTTTTACAGTTTCTTTTTGTGTTTTTTGTGTTATTTCAAATTGTTCACTAGAAACACCTAATATTTTTGCTAACTGATCAAAAGCAGACTTATATCCTTTTTCAGCTAAAGCAGCATAATTATCTGCGTTTTTTTTCCAACCAGTATATTTATATAACTCATTGCTATTTACACCAGAAATATATTGATATTCTGGTACAGAAAAATGGTTATAGGCGGTTTGGCCTATACTAGCTGTAAATCCTTTGCTTAAATATTCATTTATATTTGAATAAAATAAATCTAAATTTTTTTTAGCATCTGTAATTAATTTATTGTATCCACTAAGATCAACTCCAGAAAGTCCAGCTAAAGTATTTGAATACTTATCTAAAAGTTGTTTTTCTTTTTGTGAGTATAATAAAATATTTTTAAATGTTGTATTATTTTTTTCATAATCTGAAATAAATTTTTTTGCATATAAAGTAGCATCGTTTATTTCAAGACCAGTTGTTGGATTTACTCTAGCCGAATATCCAGAAACATAATATGGATTATTCTTATTACTTAAAATTTCATTCATTACAGAATCAAAAGTACCAATTCTAAAGTATTTTTTACCACCGTAATCATAATTAAATATTTTATTTTCTAGATTTTTATCAGAAAAAATACTTTTAATGTAGTTTATACCAACATCAGTTAAACCTTGTTTTTTTAAAAAATCTTGTCTTGATTCTTGATTTAATAAATTTAAAATTTTTTCTTTAGATATTAAATGTGCAGAAGTTGTTAAATTACCACCATAACCATGTGCATAACCACGTCCAAAATCTAATTTATCGTAATTTAACATAAACATCCCTTGTAATCCACTAGCAGACATCTCATCAAAGCGTTGACTTGACTGTAGATATCTTCCACCACCCCATCCTCTTCCGAATGTATTAGTTACAATTTTTCCCTTTGTTAGCATTTCTAATGCAAGTGCTTTTTGGTAATCTTCTTTTTCTGTTTGTAGTTTAAAAGTATCACCAAAACTGGCTAGTTTTGCAAAAGATGTATCAATTTTTTTATCGGTTGGTATTATATTTTTAGCTTTTTCTTTTAAACTTTTAAGAATACGAATATCTTTTTGAGATAGTTTTTGTTTTCTAGTTTTGGTTGTTGGTGTGGTACTTACTTTAGCTGTAATTTGTTGTGCTTTTTTTGCGATATCACCAAGATATGTTTGAAAACTAGACATTAAACTTCTCCTTCTTTTGTTTTTCGTATATTGCTCTTAATTTTTGAACAACATCTACTTGTCCAGCAGCAAAAGCGGACTCTCTAGTAAAATCTTCAGAGCTTAAAGCCTGACTGTATGGAAGAGGTTTGTACATCTTCTCCAGTAGTATTACTAGTTGTTCGTCTACTTGTGGGTAGTTGTGTTGGTTTGACATTATTTAACTCTTCTATTTGTTTTTCTAAAACTTCTACTTTTTCAAATAAGGTTTTAACAACTAATGTAAGTTCTATAACTGTTAAAGTAGTTCCTAGTTTTAGCCGTGTTGACATTTGTTCTTTTGAATACATATATTACCTCAAGAAAGATCTACAATTTCACAAGCACCAGCAGTACATGCCATTGCATGAGATGACTTAGTAGAATCTACACTTTCATATTCTTTTAATAAGGACCAATCCACTTCAACCTTAGGATGCATATTATATGTTCTTGCATCAATTTCTTCAAATGGTGCTTGAGCATAGACATGATCTGATTTTGGTAAGAATGAAATACCAGAAATCTCATTAAAGTTTTCGTATACCCATTGACCAATAGCTAAAAACTCATCTTCACCATAAGATACGGTAATAGATGGTTTATGATGACAATAGTGTTGCTGATAAGTATGCCATAGGTTTAAATGATCTATAGCCCTTAGTGTTTTTTGGGTAGTGGACATATCTGGTGCTTTTTGAGCAAATGTAAAAATACCTGTTGAGTCAGGATTCATTACACAATCTTCGCAAGGAACTCCAGCATCTTTCATAAAAGAATACATCGGATCTTTCTTATCAATACGAACTCGTCTATAATAGAACTGAGCGTATCTTGGATGAAGACCACTAGCAGAATTAGCAAGACAACTTGTAGTACCTTCTGGCTTAATACAAGTAATTGATTTACTAGGATTAATACCAAGTTTTTCTGACCATTCTAGGTTTACCTTTGTTGCATGTTCTCTTAAAGATTCAAGAGCATGAGCAAGTTTACCCATTCCCTTGGAGCCATTCATAAGAGCATTATCAAAGATACCGGTCATTGATACACCAAGTAGTCTTTCTTCTTTACAATTATCTGACCACTCTTGTGGTAGATATGGAAAGTGAGTAAACATACTTTGAATAGTACCAATAATAGTAGCAATTTCAATTTTCTTTTTGATCGTTACTATTGTATCCTCTGGCTTTAGAACAATTGTACTCAGGTTGCAGAACTGATTTGGCCTGAGAATAATTTCTGAGCATGGGTTTGTACCATACTCGATATCGGTTCTTCTTCCAGACTTTTCCGCTATTGTTCTCATTGCGTGTCGATTGCATATTCCTCGTTCTCCTGAGTGTGAGTTATACAATTCAGTCCATTCCTCAAGGAACTGACCAAGAGGAGGACGATTGTAATAGACGGCTGAGTTATTAGCTAATGCTCTATGACCACTAGATGCCCACCAAGATCCACTCTTACACTTTGCCATTTCACGGTCTGAAAGATCAGATAGTGAAATCATAGCAGATCTACGAACGCCGCCTACAATAACTGATTGAGCAATCTTGCAGCAGATATCATGGCACTCTAGTGATGTTAGTTGTCTACCTTGAGCAGCATAGAATGTTTGTGTAACAAATCTAAATACTTCTTCTAAAGGACCGGGACCACTTGCACGGCCACCAAAAGTTTTTAGTTTAGCTCCTGCTTGTCTAACCATACTAGTATCCCATTTTGGGTGAACACCTTCATATAGTTTAGCTATTAGATCAAATAAAGCATTACACCAACCTTCTCTAGAATCAGCAACTTCAATAATCTTATTAAAATTCTTTTCAATTTTGCTAGGAACTACTGGTAGTTTATTTGTACAACGCTGTTCTACTGTATAACCTACTCCAGTACCACACATAAGAATATACATAAGATTGCTGAAAGATCTTACTGAATCAATTTCAAGATATGAGCAATTATAAAGAGCTGTATGATCTCTATCTAAAGCTGGCCCCGCAGTCATAAGACCACGCATGCTTGGAAGTGTCTCTATACGAAGGATAGATTCCTTAATATCTGGCCGTTCTAGAAGGACAGGTACTTTGCTGGTAAAATAATTCCACCAACGATCTACGGTTTCTTCCCAAGTTTCTCTACGACCTTCTGATTCAATCCAACGACTATAACGACTTAGTGCAATAAAGTTTTGAAATGTATTCATTATTTAGTTCCTGTTGAGCCAAATCCACCATCACTTCTTACTGTTTCTTTTAGTTCTTTTACTCTATTTAAAGTTGGAGCAAAATAATCTACAATTAATAATTGAGCAATTCTGTCTCCATTAACTATTGTATGTCTTTTTGAGTTAGAGTAATTTCTCATTGGTACTTTAATCTCACCACGATAGTCTGAATCAATAAGACCAACACCATTAGCAAGACCCAAAGGAGATTGTATAGAAAGACCAGATCTAATAAACAATAATCCGCATTTACCCTCTGGAATTTCAATAGATAATCCAGTAGGTACTAAGTGGGTTTCTCCAGCCCTAAAAAGTAAACCAGAGCTAGAAACTTGTGCTGTAAGATCAAAAGCGGCAGAACCAACTGTTTTTCTTTCAGGAACATAAGAACATTTAATATTCACCACAGGAACTTCTTTTTTACCTTTTTTTGGCAGCTTAAAGTAAAAAGTCTGGTGTTTATAGGTATCTTTAATTTTTTTATTTCGATTAAAAAGTTTACTAAATATTACCTTTAAATTATAAGGTAAATATACAGTATACATTAGGATAAATCTAAGCATTTGCTACCTCTTTCTGAAAATATCTATTAGCTCCAACAATTGGGAGTCCATAGATTAACTTGCTTATCAATCTGTTTTGATGTTATTTTCTTTACAGAAACATCAGTATATCTTAATATTCTTACACATCTTGCCATAGTAAGGCAATAATCATAAGTGTATCTATTTTTATTTCTATCCAAAGCCTGTTCATAGGTTGCTAAAACAGCCTGTGTCCAATCAGATTTAGGAACACTATTAATTATTTTATTAGCTTTGGCTGGTCCCATCTTCCATATACCGGGAATGTTATCGGTCGTATCTCCAGTAAGCCATTGGATGTGGAAGTTTCTGTCTGCTTCCCCCTCAGAGACTAGGACAGGCTCTGATTCTTTATCTGGGTTCCAATGCCATCCCGGTACACTACGGAGATCCTTGTCGATTGTGACGGCTATACAGGATTGTGATGGATGTGACGCAGCAATACCCATGAAGTCATCAGCCTCAATTTGAGAACCAACTACAAACTTATTAGAATAGTCTTTGATTATTTGTTCTACTTCTACTCTGGATTCTGGAGACTGCTTACTGGTATCTCTATGAGCCTTATATAAATCCCAGATTTTTCGTCTAAAATTTTTAGATCTAGGACATGAAAAAGCAACCATTACCTCTTCGGCATTTGGTGGAGTCCATCCTTGGATAGCATCCTGTACCCAAGCCTCAACATCTTCTATACCCTCAGAGTCAACTCTAAAAGCAATACGGTAAGCAAGAATATCACCATCAAGAATTGCCTTCATTTTTATCCTCTTCTTCTAATGCTTTTTCTAAGATATCCATTAATTCTTCTAGAATCTTATCTGGATCTGGATCACGACCCTCACGATTTGCCTTGCAGATTTCACAAGTGCATTCATTTTTGTTTTGATCTGCTAATAGGTTTAGCCACATTGGAATATTCTTAAAACAGTGCTTCTTAAAAACATCTAATGTAGAATCATTTACAATCTTATATTTAAAGACCTCTTCGTGGTTTTTGTCATTTGATTCAATCTTATTTGCCATGTCTTCGCTAGGATGGTTTCTCCACTCAGCAGAGTCTTCAATAAGCTTTCTCTTTCCTTGCTTAATAAAGATCGTTGTTGCTTTATAGTCACGACCCATAGCAACTTCGTTCATATAGCGACAATCATCTACAATAACAACTCGTTCTTTCCAAAATGGGTTTTCTGAAACTAAATCATTTTGTTCTTCAATACTAATTTGTTCTACTTTTTTCTTCCACTCTCCAACCCAAAAATCTGGATCTCTAGTTCTCATAGATTCACCAAGTGTCTGACAAAATCTACGATACTCTTCTGGATTATTATCTTTTGTTAATCCTTTATCTTCTGCTGCTTTCTTAATACCATAAGCAAAAGGAACCATTTTTGGTGTTAGATTATTTTCAATGCAATATTCAGCAATCGTATTAGCAAGAGTAGTCTTTCCGACTCTAGCCTTACCGCCAATCATTACTATAATCATTCTTGACCTCCTCTAGTAAACGGCTTGGAATACCGCCTTGTTTAAAATTGTACTTAAGATTTTTATTTAACCAGTTAGCTGCAAGTGTACCACAATGATGCGGAGTAATGCCAAACCATCTACCAATTAAGAACCATAAAAGAACCTTATACCAAGTCCATACTTTATGATCATATGTTAATTGTTTAATATCTTCTAAACAAGTTTCAACATTACCCATATACTTTTTATATAGTAACTTAGCACCTTTTTGCTCAAGCATAAACTCAGTCATTAAACGACAACGCTTGCCGTCAATAACCATAGGAGTTAAGTTTGTAAAAGGTAAACTAAAAATTAAACCAACATGGTTAACTTTTGTTCCAGTAAGAAGTTGAATTAGTTTTGCTCTCCACCAGCCTAATCCAGTAGTGTTATCATAAAATGCTATATATACATCTGCTTTCATTAGTGTGTCTCACTCCAGTTAGAACCAATAGAATAGTTTGCATCAATCCGTATCTTAAGACCCAACTTTTCGCCAGACTCGGTAGCAGCTTTAGTTACGATCTTACCAACCTCATCCGCAATATCCTTATGACATGAGTATTGTAGTTCGTCGTGAACATATGCAACTTGATGAACTAAATTACCAAATCGTTTCTTAAGATTAGTATAAGCAATACACATCCACAACTTACTAACAATAGCACCACTACCTTGTAGTAAGGTATTTAATGCAGCGTGTTCTGATCTTACTGGAACGGTACGACCATCAGGAAGCTGAACACCTTTAGTTTTAGCAACGGAGAATTTAACTTCTTGTTGTACTTTATCTAGAGCAGGAATCTCTTTCTGAAACTTAGCTCTAATTTGAGAACCAGCATTTCGATTGCCGCCAATAATCTTACCAAGTTTTTCATCACCAGCACCATAGCAATATGCATAGATGAAGGTTTTGGCTGCATCTCTATTTGGTAGACCAGCAGCTTTTTGATTGTAGGTGTGAATATCGTCATTTAAAATCTTATCTCCATACTTTCCATTATCATATTTAGCCATGAAATGGGATAGCATACGCAATTCAAGACCTTGCAAGTCTGCTCCAACAAGAACATGGTCTGCCTGTATTGGACAGAATAAAGCCCTAGCGCGGTGGTCCTTGCTAACTTGGGCCATGTTAGGCTGACTATGGGTGCAACGCCCCGTAGCGGCTCCCTGTGCGTTTACCATGCCATGAATACGACCATCCCTAGATAGGTCTGCTCTGGTGTTCCAGTCTTCTACTTGACCCATTAGTTTAATACAATCAAAGTACTGAACTAGTTTCTTGGCTTCAGGAAAATCTAGTTTTGATAGAACTGATTCATCAACCTTTGGATTTCCTTTATCGGTAAGTGGTGCTTGCCAGCCATACTTTTCATAAAGTCTACTTGCAATTTGCTGACGAGAACCGGGATTAAAAACTTCAACCTTATCCTTAAGACGCTTACCTGTCTTTTCTGAATAACGCTCAATAACCTTATCTGGAAAGATTGTACGCATCTCGTCTTCAATCTGTGCTTTTTCAATTAATAGCTCTCCAATTAGTTTATCACCGTTATTGTGATTATAACCAAAACCTACTGTTGTTTGTTCTGAAAGAATCTTTGATACAAGATGTTCAAACTTAATGACACGCTCTGGTACTTTGCAATTGGATTGTTGATAGCGAAAGATATCGGCTGCAAGCATAACATCCTGCACACAATAAGTTAACATGTCTTGAGAAAAGAATTCCCATCCTCCGGTATAATTAATCTTGTTATTCTTAAGGAACTTACCCCAAGACTCTAGAGAGTTATCACCAAGTGGGTGATCGTTAATATCTGGATACATTAACTTGGAAACTACAAGACTATCATAATACTTGGTACACTTGAAGTCACCAAGAATTTTTCGAATAGCCACAATATCAAAGAAGATATTATGGCCTATAATTAAAGTTGCTTTATCAAGATATTTTGGTAGTTCTTGAATGTTATTGGGAGTAAATTGATACACAATACCAGTATCTAGATCTTGAATTACAGCGCAATGAATTGTGTTTGCTTCCTTGACAATCTTGTTACCATCAATAGAAACTTCATTTAATCCATTGGCCTCAATATCTAATACTAGTCTCATGTGTCTCTCCTTATTCAAAGAAATCGTTAAGCTGTCTATTTACTCTTACGAATGTAGTTCTCTTTGGTAGATCCTTTAGTTTATCTGCACCAACATAAGTACAAGCAGA